GCGCTTCGATCCGCCCGCCGCTCGACGGCACGAACAGCTCGGGCCCGCGCTCGCCCACGATGTAGCTCCGCCCTGCAGCAACCGGCCCACCCGTCGCCCGCCCGGGCGATCCCATCAGGCTCGCAAACAGACCGCCGAGGCTCGGGAGCGCGCTTTGCGCGCCACCTGACGGACTGAACAATGCCCGCACCGAAGCCGACGCGATCTGCGACATCGCCGACAAGGCGACCCGCTTCAGATCGTCGAAGCCGAACTTGCCATTGACGATCGCCCGCGACAGCGCTCCCTCGATCGATCGCCCGGCCCGCGCCGCGCCTTGCGCCAGCGGCCCCTCCAGCTCGCCGCGCATCGCCGAAACATCGCGCGCGAACGCACTCGTGTCCGCGCGCACGCTCACCACGAGCCGCTCAATTTCCTCATCCATGTCCTTGCTTTCACTCGTCCGGGAAACGCCGCCGAAGCTCGTCGATCATCAGCGCGTCCGGAGCATCCGCATCCGGCATCAGCGCGGCCAACACAGCCGCCAACTCCGCCGGCGTCGCATTCCAGAATTCATCCGGCCGCCACCCCAGCAGCATCGCCGCAGCCCCGCTCGACCGCGCTGCCGCTTCACCAAGAACCCTCTGCCCCCTTGCGGGGGAGAGTTGGAGAGAGCGGGTCGGTTCGTCAGGCTCAATGCCTGGCGAACCGAGATCGCGCATCATCGCCCCTGCAGAATCTGCGACAAGACCACCCGCAGTACCGGCGTCACCTTCGCCAACCCCTGCGCGACAACAGCCTCGCCAATCCGCTCCCGCGTGATCGCAGCCGGACGCCCATGCGACAGATGATCGAACAGCGCCGACATCTCGCCCAGCTTCAGCCCGCCTTCAGCGGCGCGCTCGACGAGACCGAACAGCGAGCCGAGTTCCTCCTCGGCGGCTACGAGCGCGCCAAACGTCGGCCGAAGCACCAGCGTCTCGCCCGCAACCACCAGGCTCGCCTCCCCCCGATGCGGGTTCGCCCTAAAGCCCCTCTCCCCTCTGCGGGAGAGGGTTGGGGAGAGGGGGCAGCAAAATCGCTCACAGCGACACGACCTCGCCGCTGCTCTCTAGCGCCAGCGTATAATTCCGCTCACCGTTGAAATCGCCCGCATATTCGAGCCGGGTCACGAGGAAACGACCTCGCATCCGCTCGCCGCTCTCGAAGCTCAGCTCATAATCCTCGAGTGAACCGCCGAGCGCGAGCCCGCGCACCTGCACTTCCGCCGCGCTGCCCGTGAAAATGCCGCTCGCCGCGACCGATACCGACCGGACACCAGCCTCCGACAGAAGCTCGCGCCAGCCGCCGCTCCCCTTGTTGGTGATCACGACCGGATCGCCGTTGATCGAAAGCTGCGTCGTCTTGAGGCCCGCGACCGTCGCATAGGCCGGCGCTTCGCCGCCGCTGCCGATCTTGAGCAAAAATGCGCTCCCGCGCTCAGCCGCCATAATCCTCTCCCTCCACTTCGTCATTCCCGCGAAAGCGGAAACCCAGATTCGTTTACGCAGAGACGCAGAGCACGCAGAGAGTCCGCGGCAAGCACCAACATCTCTGCGTCTCCGCGTCTCTGCGCGAACCCAAACTCAGATCGCCAAAAGGCGCACTCGAAAGTCGATTGCCGCTGCCCAGGGCCCCGCAACATCCCGCACCGTCCGCCGGCGGATCAGCCGCATCGACACGAGCCGCCAAACGTCCGTCACATTCGTGTCCGCAACAGCCGCCTCGACAGCATCGGCAAGCTCCTGCAACCGCGCCGGCTGATCGTCCCAAACGGTCACCGCCAACAGCACCTCGCGGCCCTCGCCGCTCTTGTGGCCCCAGTCGCTTTCCGTGCCGGCATCGAGCACGACGTATGGGAATGGCGCGCGCGCAGGCGGGCCGTCGAAAACGCCCGTCACCTGCTCCAGCCCGCCCAGCCGCGCCGCAATCGCTGTCTGCAGCGATCCGCCGGCGCTCATCGCCCAAGCCTTCCCGCAAATCGCAGCGTCGGTTCCGCAAGCCAGCGCCGCCCCAGACCAGGCGCCTCGATCGCGACCCCGGTTGCAGTCGCGCTAATGGACGCGCCGGGCAGCGCCTCGCGCCACTGCTTCGCAATCTGGTCCACCCGCCGCCGCCGCGCAGCGCGCGCGAGCGCCTCCGCCCGTTCCTCGAGCGCCGTCATCGCCGAACCTCCTCGCAGCGCATGGCGATGCGGTCCTTCTCGCGCGGATCGTCGAGCATCTGCCGAACCATCATCAGCCGCCCGCGCCACGTGATGCGCTGGTCGATGGCGATCCCGTCGCGCCTTCGGATCGTCACCCGGAAGCGCGGCATCGCGCTGAGCGCCTGCGCCTCGCTCTCCGCCCCGGCGCCTTCGAGCACGATCGCAGCCAGGCAGCGGCACACCGTCTCCCACGCCGTCTGCTGCACGCCCGTCGGAGTGCGCTCGCCAACCGGCCGCTCGATGGTGATCCGCTCCTTCAGCGTCCCCGCAAACTCGCTCATGCCAGCCGCGCTTTCCGGTAGGGCCGCCACAGCGCCGTAACCGCCGCCGGTGGCGCTCCGTCGAACCCATCGCGCGCAGCGAACAGGTGTCCGACGAGCCGCAACACGCCATGACGGATCGGCTCGGGCACTCCGTTCGGCTCGTCCGCCATCCCAGCCGAGCCGTTCACGCGAACCCGTCGCGCCGCCGATGAGGACGTGAGCCGCACCCAGCCGGTCCCATTCGCATCGATATCCACCGCATATTCGCCCGGAAGCATCGCCACGGCCGTGCCGTTGTCCTCGATTGCCTCCACGCGCGCGATCGATCGCACCGGCGCCACCGAAAGCCGCTCCCAGGCCGAGCTCGCCGGCAAATCCACGGCAAACTCCCGCGCGATCACCACCTGGTTGAGGAAGCTCTCGCACACCGCGCTTGCGGTCCGGATCAGGCCCGCGAGCAACGCCTCCTCCTCGCCCGTCTCGATCCGCAGAAATGCCTGCGCCTCGCTCATCGAGACGATCGGCTCGGCCAGCCCGGCGCCGCCCATCAGCGCTTCTCCACGCGCAGCATGATGGAGCGGCTGTCCTCCAGCCCGCTTGCCATCGTCACATGATTGGTCAGCCGATAGATCCGCCCGGCGGTCCCGCCGGCGGCCTGAACCGTCGCCATCTTGCCGTCGAACTGGCTCGCCGCGACCGTGACTCCGCCCGCCTCGGCCGGCGCGACCGACCAGCTGCTCGCGACGAGAATGTCGGCGTCGAGATATTCGAGGCCCCAGTCCACGGCGTAGTCCAGGCTCGCCTCGGGATCCTTCAATACGAACGTCATTCCGTTTCCTTTGTCGTGAAGCCGGACGTCAGCGCGGCTCGGCGGCGGCCGCCGCGTCTCGCTTGGCGATCGTCAGCCGCTTCGGCGGCGGCCTGCGCGTGGATTTGCCCGCCGGTTCCGCGACAGCGGCCTCGGCGATCGCAAAAGCTGCGATGCTCATGATTTTCCTTCTGTTGGTCAGGTTCGCCCGCTCTGGGCGAGGATCAGCTCATCAGCCCCGCGGCCTGAAGCTTCGCCTTCATATCGGCGAGATCGGCGGCCAGTTGCGCCAGGCTGGCGCGGCCTTCCGCGTCTACCGTCGCCCCGCCCGCCGGCGCAGCATAAGTGGCCGAGCTCACCGCCGCCCGGAACACCGGCTTCACCGTGCCCACGCTGCCGCCGAAGGACGACGGAAGGCCGAAGCGCGTGCCGATCAGGGCGTTGGCCCGCGGCGCTCCGTCCGCCCAATTGACCGTCGAGGAATTACCGGTGACCCAGAAGGCGACCGTCGTTCCGCCATTGCCATAATCCCAGCGAAAGTCGGCACCCGACCGCTTGAGCCGATACACCCCGCTGTCCACGGCTCCAGTGTCCTTGAACGCGACGATCGTATCGCCCGAACTGTCACCGCCGAGGCAGGCGAACTTCTTTCCGACGACCGCCGAGAAGCCGGCATTCGTCTGAAGGTCGCCCTCGGAATTGACCTGGAGCGTTCCGGCGCTGCCCCGCACCGCGTCCGCCAGCATTCCGCCCAGCACCAGCGACGGGCGGCTGAGCTGCGGCCTCCCTTGGCCGCCCTCGTGATAGCAGCCGCCATACCAGTTCTGGGCATTGACGTTGTCGGAGGCATAGGACCCGCCCGAACGGTAGACCGTGCCGCTGGCCCATGCCGGGATCGAGGAAGACGCGGCTCCGGCGCCGACATAATACCACCACGCGTTGTCGGTCGTGTCGCCGGAAGGCGCGTTGGTCGAGGCGCCCGCCTCCTGCCCCATGACGCACGAATAGCGCTTGCCGAGATGACTCACGATCGTCGGTGCCGAGCCTCCGAGCAAAAAGCCGTTCGATGCCCCGTGGCAACCGAGATAGGTGTTGCCGAGGAAGGAGCTGTCGTAGAACCCCCACGCCCGGTTGCTCGAGCAATCGACATTGGTCAGCGTCCAGATGTTCGCGTCGGCCCCGTCGATGAAGATGCCGTTGCGGCACTCCTGCACCCGGCAGTTGGCGATCGCAGAATTGTTGGCATTCCCCTCCGGTTCCCCGCCGGCCGTCGCGACGCCATAGATGCCGTCGCCCTGGAACTGTTTGATGAACACGCTTTCGATCAGGGCTTTGCCGCGCAGATGAATGCCGTGCGCTTCGCCCTCACCGACCGCCGGAGTATAACCCCCATGCAAAGCGAGGTTGCGGATGGCGGATCCGTTTCCGCCGTAATGCTCCACCGCATCCTTCGCCGATGCGCCCGACGTGTTGTAGCGCTGGACCCGGATGCCGGTCACTCCGGCGGGGAAAGCGAGGGTCGTCGCCGCTCCGCCGGCGTTGGTTCCCGGAGACGCCGCGCCCTCCAGGATGGTCGCTCCGTCGGTGATCTCGATCGTCGAAGCGAACTCGAAATAGCCGGCAGGGAAGCGGACCGCCTCGGTCGCCTGCATCGTGTTGAGGACGTTGACCGCGCGCGCGGTCATGCAGGCCCGCATCGCGTTCCAGGCCGCGCTGTTCGCCGCCCCGTTCGCGCCATTCGCATCGCCTTCGACGAGGCCGAACCAGCTTGGGCTCACCGGCCCGTCGAACTTGCGCACCCAGGCGCCCGAGGTTCCGCTCGGGTCGGACTTCGGAGCGACGTAAATCGCCTGGCCCGGATCGGCTGCGACCTTCGCCGAGAGATTGCCGGGCTCGAACCTGAACATCCCTTCGCGCCCGCGTTCGACGAGGAACCGCGCCGCGCCTCTTTCCAACCCCGCACTGGCAAGCGCGACACGGTCCGCGACGTCGACAGGCGACGGAGCCGCTGCCTGGTCGACCCTCGCGAACCACTCGGCCGCGGCGATCAGCGAAATTGTTTTCGGCCCCGGCGTGAAATCGGTCAGGACTCCGTTGATCGGCTCGCGGCTGATCGTTCCGTCGTCCTGCATGGTCCCGCGCCCGACCTCGCACTCGGCCGGCTTGCTGACCCCCGCGCACGAATAATAGAAGCTCTCGCCCGGCTGGACCGCCGTTGCGAAGCTGTTGAATCCGGTCACCGGTGGCCCGAGCACGAAATTGCCCGTTCCAACGGTCGTAACACTGTTGCGTACGAGGTCGACGAACCTCGGCGTGAAAGACATCCGCGAGTTCTCCAGAAAGTTCGGCAGCACCAGCGCCGCGCCCGTCAACTGCATGACGGACCGGCGCGTAAGATCATCAGCAGCCATCATCGGATCCCCTCAGCTCGCTCGCGCAGACAACGCACTGCTTAGCAAAAGGGGATCCTCCCCGGGACGGGGAGGGGGACCAGCCGAAGGCTGGTGGAGAGGGCCAGGAGACCCCCTCCTCCGCTCACGCAAACTTCAGAAGCTTGATCGCCTCCGAGTTCGTCACCTGTCCCCCGACGCGTTTGGTCGCGTAGAAGTGGACGTACGGCTTGTGCGTGAACGGATCGCGCAGGATGGTCGTGGCGTTGCGCTCCGCGATCACATAGCCCGCCTTGAAGTTGCCGAACGCGATCGACAGCGATCCCGCGGCGACGTCCGGCATGTCCTCCGCCTCGACCACCGGATAGCCGAGCAGGGTCGCCGGAGTCCCCCCCGCCAGGCTCGGCTGGAAGAGGAACGCGCCGTCCGCCGTCTTGAACTTGCGGATCGCCGCAAGTGTCGACGAATTCATCACGAACACCGCGCCCTGCCGGTACGGAGCGCGCAGCGACTGCACCAGGTCGACCAGCTTGTCGGCCGGATTGGTGCCCGGGAACGCGCCCGCCGCGCCGGTGCCGATCGTCTGCAGCGTGCCCATCGGGCGGACGCCGTCGGCGGTCGTCGCATTGGGCGAGCTGAGGAAGCCGAGCGGCTGGTTCGTGCCGTTGCCCTTGACGAACGCCATGCCCTCCGCCCGGGCAAACTCCGTAGCGATCTCGTTCGCCAGCCACGCCTCGACGTCGAACATCGCATCGTCGAGCATCTGCTGCGACGCCGCCGGATTGGCGTAGAGCTCGCCCGACGCCGGAACGATCTCGGTGAAGGCCGGCGTGTTCGTCTCCGGCCGCGCAGCCTCGAAGCCGACCCAGCCTGAGGGAGTCCCGCCGCTCGTCACCAGCTTGCGATAGCCGGCGCTCCCGACCTTCACGACATTGGCGATCGCGCGGATCGGCGAGATCGCCGTCAGCGTGCGGTCGATCACCGCATCGATCTCTTCCGGAACCGCATAGCCGCCGATCGCATCCGACGAGGAGCCA